CAGACGCTCTGTAAGCCTCCGAGAGAGGCGATACTGACGGGTTCGCAGGGTTGGCAGGGGCTTCAGCAGCATGAACCATACTGCCGAAGGTAATCGTCCCTACTAGAGCAACGGCAAATAGCCGTACAAGTGATCTCATCGGTCCTCCAAGACTAGCAAATTTTAGGTAATGCTTATGAGATAAGGGAAACCAGTTCCGCGAACTCATCCAATGTCATTAACACGATACCGTCACTACTGCCATCAGGCATAGCAATCATCGCGAAAGGTCGTATGTCACCCAACGACTTCGATGCTTCAGATTGTAAACGAGCCTGGTTGAAACGTGTAGCAATCGGACCCACCTGAGCACCGGCTTTGACCTCGACACGAAAGAAGCCACCCCAATGTTCTTCATGGCGAGTGCCTGCATTACCTGTCGCACTAAGACCCAACTTCTTCCTAGCACGTCGAGCTTTGCTATCACCTTTAGTTCGTGACCGCTTTCCGCGAGCAACAGGATCGTTACATCCTTTGACCCGTCGCTTACCGTCACGAGCTTCACGTCCCAAAGTTCCGAACTTGGGGCATCCGTCAACCGTACATTTGTCTCTGTTTCCCTCACAGTAATCCTTCCTGTTCTGTTCCATCGTCCCACCTCCAAACTGCCAGCGCATCTGATAGGCCGCCTGTGCCTGGAAATATGTCGTCAATAACATCACCATCTTCGTAGCCAAGCATCGCTATTACCCAATCAAAAAAGTATTTGGGTTTAGCCCCAGGCAAACCTTTTCGCATAGCAATACAGCCACTTGTCCAGTCGCGTGTCATCGGCCTGCGATGGCGAACGTCACGACCATGCCACAGGATTACTGGCTCCCATGCGTACTGCACAGAAACGTTCACTCTGATTTGGTGGAATGTTTTAGTCCAAGCACAGACACGTACATCTTCTGGCATAGCAGGCAGCAACCATGCAAGGTCTTTGGGGTTGCATGACAATGCCCAACCATCAGGGTATTCAGAAACAAGTCGATCCACTAAGAGCAGGTGTGCGTCTTTGGTGTCGTATTGCTCTGAGTTGTCGTGAAATGGTGCATACCTCCGCTTCCCGTTCCCTAAGTAGGGCGGGTCAGCATAAGCAAACTTCACGTTTACGCCTTCAGGATGGTGATGAGTTCAGAAATCTCTGACTTGGTGAGAGCCTCTAACGCTTCGATGACACGACCTGTTGAGTCTGATGCCATAGACAGTTGCTCCGCTTTAGTTGCGATGCCCTTGCCTGATGCCAAAGCCCTGAACATTCCGATCTGTTTTGCTGTTGCCGGTGCGCCAGGTTCCTTGATCTGTGGCGAGCCGTTAGCAGGGTGGTTGGCTTTGGATTCTGCTACCACTTCTTCAGCAGAGAAGATGTTGATGACTGCTGCGACTGCTTCTTCGGTAGTTTTGAACGCAGGGTTGAAGTCGTCCATTACTTCAGGTTCGGTGTCGTTGAACTGTGCAGCCAACTCTTTTGCTTTGGCGAACGCTTCACGCAACGCTGGCATCTGTGACTCTTTCAGATCAGCGAGGTCGATCTTGGCTGACTTCGCAATCTTTTCGTGGTGAAGTCCTGCTGCTTTGCAAGCGTCCACGAAACGCTTGATGTTGTCCATCGACACCAGCGGATCGCTTGGCTTTGCTGGTTCAACCTTTGCTACTGGAGCAGGCTTCGCAACAGGGGTTGACGGGGTGTGCGATACATCTTCCCATTCCTGCTTAGTCCACAACGCAAGACACACACCGAAACGCATCGCAGCGTTACGAATGAAGTCTGAGATCAGCTCTTTGAGCAGGTCAGGCTTGTTGTGCATGACTGAGCCAACACCCAAACGACGTACACCCAAGATGGTGAGCCAGCCTGCCATGTGTGCCATGCCGTTCTCCACACGGTAAGCCGGTAGGCCGTTGACATCAAACGCGGTTGGTTCCCATGTCCATTCAGGGTCAATCTCGATAAGCATTTTGGTTACGTCAGCATGGCCTACGAAGTCAAGTTGCATCCCACCTTTAGGTAGTTTGCCTACGATCTTCGGATCAGGTACGCCGTACTTGCCAATGATTTCTTCTAGTTTCATTACTTCGCCTCCTTAGCGATGATCCGCATAGTGCGGAAGGTTGATGTTTTCTTAAACTTTTCTGCCAACGCAGGATGCTCGGCCTCAAACTTCTTGGTGTCAAATGAGGTGCGTTTACTGTTCTTCCACGATACGACCTGAACACCGTCAATCGCACCATACTCAGCGTCCTGCAACAACATCGCCAGTTCACCCTTGATGAGTTCCTCGACAGCTTCAGCCTGCTTCTTCTGTTCACGGGCTTGCGCTAAACGCTCTAAACTCGCATACACCTCATGCCCCAATACGACCGTGTTCCCATAACCTTCGGGGTAGAGCGAAGCGGCGTTGTCATAGGTGGGATCAGCCACGTCAGGCATCATGCCCATGTCAATGAAGCCCAAGAATTTGCGGGCTGCTTCTATGTGAACCTGTTTTTCGTCGCTAGTTACGGTTTGTGTATGGAACTGGAGTTGGAGGTCGCTGTCAAAAATGATCCAGTTGATCTCGTTACTACCAGTACATATCGCTTGCTGAACTCCTTGCCAGTACCAGGTTCGGGAAAGTTGTCCCGTCCATCGCTTGTTATATGTTTTGAGTTCATAAAACTTTCCAGTGACAGTTGAACGACCATCCATTGTTGCCATGAGACGCACACCGTTGTCCTCGTAGCAAAACAGTTCTGCCGGTTCCACGATGAAGTCGTTGAGGATTTCTCCTGCCCAACCCATGAGTGGGCCTTCAAGGATTGTGCCTCGACGCATCGCATCGTTCTGTTCTTTTGGCACAGGGGGTGTTGCTGCCAATAGTTCTACCGCTAGGTCAGCTGGTGTGGTGTATTTGTGTTCACCATGAATTGCTGCGGCTACTGATGCGGTGATTCGTTTCTCACCTTTTTCGTTTGCCCAACGTAGGTTCAACCAGTCTTGGCTGCCGTGGGTTGGCTTTGGGATTGTGTATAGGTTCTGCATTTTTCCTCCTATGGTTTGTGCAGGTATTTTTAATCTAGGGGTGTGACACGGTTAATGTCAAGTCAATCGCTTTCATGTCGCGCACCATCGCTACAGGGATATGTATGGCGTGGATGCCTTCTTCTTTGCAGATGGTTTGCCATACGGTCACATGGTTTTCTTTTGATCCAGGTTCACCAACGGGGATGAGGAACCCTACGGTGTCAACAAGACATTCACCGTCATCCTCGTAGGACGGCATATCTAGCCAGCCACCTTCGGACAGATGGGTGTCAGCCCATTGGATGTATACAACGGTTCTATTCGTCAAAGTCATCGGGCTTTTCTCCGCAGTCAGGGTTACGTGGGATCACCCCACGATAGACGCATAGGCAAAGTCGAGCGTCACTCACCAGCCCTCCTTCTTCCGATCCATACAGAACACGGGTGCTTGGATGGTCATGTTCCGGTCAGGGGTAACAATGGCTAGGGCTTGCTGTGGTTGCTCATGACCGAACCCCATTAACAGGGCGTATTCGTCAAAGCCTTTCATGCTGCCGTTCACCACCATTGACGGGGTGGAGATGTACTGATGCCAATGCCCCAACCAAAGGGTTTGGAATGATTTGTTGGTGGCCATGTAGCGGGCGTGTTTCTTTGCTCGCATACGCATGATCGGTGGATAGATACCGCCGATACCACCACCACCTGAAACCTGGTCGCCGTGAGTGAGCAAATGTCCGTGACCGTAAATCTGTATCAGACAGTCAGCTGACTCAGGGATGGTGAACGTGACACGCTTATCTTTTTCAAAGTGTCGCTCGACCATCTTGGCAAGCAACCAGTCAAAGTTTGTTTTGACACGCTGTTTCATTCGTGGCTTACGGGTCATGCGACCGTGATTACCTACGACTGAAGCGACATGGATTTTGCCGAACTCTGTGGCGAGTAGGTCTACGGCTGCTGATACTTGTTCAGCCCAGAACAGGAGCGAACCGAGCATGGTGTCTGCGTTGGTGTCGTGTAGTTCTTCGTGGATGTCACCGCTAAAGATGTCACCACCCAAGATCAGTACTACACCGTCATAGTCCACGCCTGCGAGGTAATGTCGCGCAAGTTTGATTACGTTCTGTGACCATTTCTCTAAACGCATCACAGCGATCTGACGGTTGTATGCGTTCAACCCTTCCATTTCTTCAGGGTTTACCACCTCATCAAAGTGGGTGTCGCTTAACATGACAACAAGGGTTGCTGCTGATCGTTTCGGTTTAGCCG